TCAGCGTTACCGTGCCCCCGAGCGTCACCGTACACCCGAGCGTCACCGTACACCCGAGCGTCACCGTACACCCGAGCGTCACCGTACACCCAAGCGTTACCTGATAATGACTGATCTAAATTTTTTTCTGACTCAACAAACCCACCAAGTTGCCCCGTCACTACTACGCCAAACGAAACTAGCGCTCTAATTCGGTATAGCTTTTTACCGCTCCAATGCTCAATAAATTCACCGGTTAACTCGTATTTCTTTTGTTGCTCTTTCATTTTTTTATCTCTCTATTTTGGATAATAAAAAGCCCTCGTAGTGAGGGCCGTTGTTGGTGGAAATTGTTTATAAACGTTCTTTTTCGCCGCCGAACTCATTAATCAGATTTTTAACAAGTTCGGAAAGTGTCGCCGTCATCAAGATAAAATCCGCATTAAAACGCTGTGCGTAATCCTCTTTCAAAATGTCGTCATTCTGCTCGGTGATGTAGTCGGAAAACTTCAAGCGTTTCAGCGTACCGTCTTCAACTAAGACAAATTTAAGGTTGTCTTCCCATTCAAGCGCGAGTTTTGATATTGAGCCATTTTTTGCAAGCTCGATAATTTCCTCGTCTTCAACATCTTTTTGCTTGCAGTGAATAACGCCCAAGTCTTCTTTTTCTCGAATTTCCACTTCTTCGCGCAAGATGAGCCAATCTGGCGCGGTATCTGTAACCCATTTTGTCATCACTTCGCACGGGGCACGATTAAACGCTAACGGTACTACTGGCAAGCTACCAAGCGATTTACGCAAAAGTGCGAGTGCATCTTCAGCTGTTTTACTTGATGCTGCATCAACAAAGATAAATTGTTTCAACGTGTCGATATAAAGTGCGGTCGTTTTGATGCGAGAAAATGCTTGCGGAAGTAGAGTGGCTATCACATCATCTTTTAGGGATAATCGTTCTGTTTTCTTTAATTTTCTCCGTTCTTTTTCTTCAAGTGCAGTGATTCGTTTATTAAGTTCACGATTCACAACTTCCACAGGCAAAATCTTCTCTTCTCGTTTAGCTATAAGTAAGATTCTTCCGTTCGCTTGATAGGCTAAGTTTTCGCTGGTGGCGAGCGGAGCAGACCAACCGAAATGGCTAACGTCTGCAGATTCGCACGGAGTAAACTCACATTCTTTGAGTTGTTTTTCGATACTTTCAAAGTCTATTTGTTTCGTTAATTGGTAAATAATTGCATTTCTAAACCAGTACATTTTTAATCTTCCTCGTAAATTTAAAGGCCACTATCTAGCGGCCTTATTTTTGTTAGTATAGTTGATTGTTTCTCTGATTCGCTCACGAACACGCTCAAGAGCTTTTTCTAAACTCCGTTCCGGTTCGTACAACTCCGCTAATTCGTGTTCAGCTTGTTCTTTGCTCATTCTTTCACCTAAAAGAAAACCGCCTTATTTAGCGGTCTCAATCATTTTTAATATTCGGCTTTTACTTTCTTTCACAAATAAACTCTTTCCGTCTGTTGTTGATATGAAAGAGTTATCACCAACTGGCTTAATGTAAAAAATACTATCAGCACAAACCTGCGTCTTTTTAAGCCCCTCGATAAGGGTAAGTGTTATTTCTTTACCCATAACTCACCCATAGAATGGAATCCCATCTGAAAAATCATCTTGTTCAGCCATCGCACTTAATGGGTCTGTTTTTTCCTTACCTTTGGTTGGCTGTTGCATCTCATTTCTTGCTTTACTGTCTAGCATTTCAAACGATTGTGTCGCAACTTTAAGTGCGGTGCGATTATTGCCGTTTTGATCTTGCCAACTTTCCTGCACCAGCTTTCCTGTTACGCAGATTTTTGAGCCTTTTTGAAGATATTGTCTCGCCACATCGGCAGAATTGCCGTGTACCACAATTGGTATCCAATGCGTAGATTAACGGTATCACCTTGTTTATCACGGTAATCGTCACCGATAGCAAGGTTAAATGTGGCAATTTGACCGCCATTTTGGAATTGGCGGATTTCTGGATCACCACCTAAATGACCGATTAATATAACAGTGTTGGTATTGCGTGCCATTAGCTCATTTCCTTAATTAATTGTTGATAGTATTCTTGAACGGCATTAACTCGCTCTTTGATTTCTTCGATTATTTTGTCATCACGTTTAACCGTAACGGTTGTAATGCGTTTTGATTGTGGTATTTGCTCCACTAAGTCAATATATCGCTCTGGATTGTCATAACTTGATGATTGCTCGTATGGAGTAGGCAATAGTACAAAGTCAATTTGAGCCTCTTCACAATCCCATAGCCACATATAGCCTTGCATTTGGATTGTATAACCAGCTTTTTTGGCTTTCTCTTCCGCCTCATCGGTAAAGAATGGGTGCGAGCCAATATCCCACGAACATTTTGTATCAATGATTAGCTTTCTGCTTGGAACGTAAATATCACATTCGCCAGTAATCCAATCATTTTCTCGTCTCTCTTCGTTTTTCTTGAGAGCTAATCCACGCTTGCGACCACTTAATTTAATAGCCTGTTTTTCAAGAGCGATTCCTTTCTCGGTGTATTTATTGCCCTCAAAATCTTGGTAGCCAAATAGGTCATATTTAACTATCTTTCTCACCGCACTTTTAGCGGTAGCCGAAATTCCACTACCGCTTTTTGGTTTAACCATTAAATCAGCAAGCCCAGAGCATCTAGCTTTCAGCTTGTACATTTCCATTCTCAATCGCCTCTAATTCCGCAATCTGTTCTTGACTAAACTCATAAGCCCCACTATCGCAAAGGTCTTGTAGAGTAGTCTCACCGTTGATAATGCTTTGTTTGCAGTTGTTAAACGTTTCATCATCTACAACCGCTACAAATTCAGCATTTTGAATATTGTCGGTATAATTGAACTCTTGATTTTCTACATCTTTAACCACAGATTGATCGGCTAATACCGCTTGTTGCATCTCAACCGATAACGGAGCTTGTTTTGATAGCAGTAACTTAATCACAGTTTTTAATGCCATCGCCTCAAAGTTATCGTGCCATACGCCAAAGCCTTTCTTGAATGTCTGACTGTATCGTTGAGCGTGTTTAACGATATCATCGTGACTCATATAGAGTTCGGCTGAAAAATCGTTTACTAGTTTAAAATAGGCGTAATAGCCGATTGGGTTTTCGTTTTGCTCGGGTTCTTGCTCCCAGTCGAATTCAAAACCATTGATGAAATCTTTTTTGATGAGTTGTTTTTTGTACACTGGCAAGGCGACTAATCGCTTAAATTGCCCAGAGCGTTGAGCAAGTTGGATAAAGCCCTTATAACCGATTTGAAATTGAGCCTCTACTTTTCGCTCTTTGTTATTCTTAAAGGGGACGATGTAAGCAAAACCTAAGCCATTTTGTAGTGGCAAATTCAGCGTCGCGGCCATACAAGCAGCGTTAAAAATGCTCATTGGGTCCGCTGTTTTAAGCATTGAATTGCTGTTGGCGATTTGCATTACGCTTGTCGCAAAGGTGGCTGCATTTTTGCCAACAAGTTCTTTAATCTTATTTTGCACATTCGCACTTTCAAAAAATGTTTTAAGCGCAGGTGGCTGTTTATTTTGTTGATGTTGGACTTGGTTTGTCATCTCACCCCTCCATTAATCTAGGTCATAATCATTCATTCTGTCGTGCAATTCACGTTCGGCAATTTTCTTAATCGCCTCTTGTCTATAAGGCTCATAACTTGCACCACTGCCAATGGCAAGCCAGAAATTGTCGTTATCGCACAACATTTCTGTGAGTTCGTGATAATGCGTTTGGTCTCCTTGTTTTAAATCGTTGTCAATTTCCGTGGCGACTTCCTCCAAGGCGACTTCATAGCCAGCTTGCCAATCCACTTCTCGTTGGTGAGCTGCATCTAGTTGAGCGTAGTAATCAGCGTAAGGTTTCATTGGTTTACTCCTGGCTCATTGATTTCAATCTAAAGTGATGTCTTTCGCAAAAATCGATGCGGTGTTGGCAATACTCGATATTCTTTTTGACTGCCGTATTACGTTTGGCATCCGCCCAATTCTTCGCAGCCTCAAGGTAATTACCTTTCTTTTCTGCTTTTACTGCCGATTCTGCGTAGGTTTTATAAGCCAGTCTCATTATTTTTCCCCTAAAGTGCGGTTAATTTCTGCTTGTTTTTGTTCTGTATAAGCTAGAGCCTCTTGTTTAGCTGGCTCTGTAAGATTCGGTTGGTATTCGCCATGTTCAGCAATCCATTGTATGCGGGCCTGTTCACGCTCTAATGCTTTTGGCTCGCTTGCAAAACAATAGGAGATTCCACCAATCAAAAAGGCGATAAACATCGCACAGGCAATCTTTGCTAAAGGGCGCGTGATTTCAGCAAACACATCAGTAAATTTTTCCATTTTTTGATTCCTTTTTAATCAATTTAGTGAATTTAGGGTGTAAAAATCCGCCGCACGTATTTCTTGAGGAAAAGTGCGGTCGGATTTTTCTTTGTTTTAGAAGTCGATTTTGACTGCTTTTGGATTAAAGTCTCGCAAGTGTTGCAGTACACGCCAGTTTGTCATTTGGTCGATGTTAAAATCACTTGTGATACGGTTTAAGATTTGATTGGTAGAACGTAACACGCTTAAATATTCATAAGCCTGCCCGTAAATTTGCCCGCTCATATTTGAGCCTAAAGCTCTGAAAGCTTTTTCGATATATTGGAATGTTCCTACACCTCGTTTAAATGCGAACCATAGCCAAACAAGCTGTTGTAATTCGTACTCGGTAAATTCAAACGTGTATTTCTTTTCGGGTTCGGGCAAGGCTAACTGCTGTGGTTGATTGCGGTGCATTGCCAAGAATGCACGGAGCACCACCAAATGAAACTGTGGGCTGATCCACATGGCATAGGCAATGACAAGCTCCTCGCAAGCGTAGGTTCCACCATTGGTGCCACGAATAATTTTTAAGGCGTGTTGGTTGTCTTTTTCGATTTCGGCAATCAGTGCTTTTGTAGTATCAAGGCGTACAAAATTAGATGGTTGATGTTTTGATTTTCCGCCACTGGCAATATGTAGATCGTTTAATGCGTAAAGATTTTCAAAAGTGCGGATAGATTGGGTTAAGATTTGTAAATTTGACATTTTTTATGCCTCTGGATTTTTAGTTTAGTGTATTGTCTAACCGTGGTAGGTTAGACGGGCTTCAACTACCGAATCCAGTCGGCGGAGCTTATTCCCCGAAGGTATTTTATTTGGCTCTCTCGACCCGTCCATTGTAAATCCTCAGATCTGAGGATTTTATAAATCACCAGATCTGGTGATTTAAATTTTAGGCATAAAAAAACCGCTATGCTGTCGGGTGCGGATTGCCGCTGGATTTAAGTAGTGCGGTTATCTTAATCCGATGTGAGCGGTGTTGTCAAACGGTTTTTTAACGAGAACCGCAAAACTCGCCTTGTTGCGTCTTACTTCAAACAAGGAATATAATTGTTGCGTCTTACTTCAACAATTACAGGAATTTATTATGTGGGAAGCGTTAATTACTTCCATCTTTTCCATCCTCAAATCTCATTTTGATGAGGTGATTATGCGTATTACAACGTGGTTTTTGTCGTTTATTCTTTGTTGGTTGCTTATTCCTGTTCATATTCAGATTGAGCTAATGGCAAGACCACTACCTGCTTTACCTGATTATGCTCTGGTTTACCTTTTCTACTTGGTTGCCGCAACTAGCTTTTGGCAAATGTTCTTCATCTTGTTGGATGTTGCAGCTCTTTTGCTCGAAAAATTTTTCAAACGTGGAAGCGTTGAGCCACAATCCGAGCGGGTTAAGGTTGATCGCAAGCAAAAAGATTAAGCATTCTTTGAGTTTCATTACGCCCTCCTTAAGGGAGTTAAAAAAGCCCGCATATTTCAGCGGGCAAACCTAAGGAACCAATTTTATAGGTTGCATAAGTTTAAGCCCTCATGCTCGGCTGTGGAGATTGTAAGGTGGCTCTTGCAGGGATTCGAACCCTATGCACTTTTTTACAGTAATCACACACTGTTAATTGATAATACGCCTTTCGGCGACCTGCTAATTTCCCTTTGTCATTAGCAAACACAAGAGCCGTTGAAAAAAATTAGTGACCTATGGTCTGACTAACATGTAAACTTCACCTGTTTTATTATCAATTAGCTTTTCTTTAATTTGAGCATCACTAAATCGATTGATATAAGAAATTGCTTGGCATGCTCGCTCCTCTAAACCTGGATGATAAGCGCCGTTTTCAATCGCTTTCAAAATAGAAGTGCGAATATGTTCTTTTTCAATTTCAGTTATGGTATTGCTGACAACACTAGCAGCCTCGGAATAGCGTTTCTCTTCCATTTCTAACCTCATTTGTTTTATGTTTGCCATTTCAAAGCACACTTCTCTCTATCATTCGCAACGGTTTCACGTGCCGTTGTGTCTCTGTACTTCAAATGTGCTTTGAGATGGTACCAGGGGTGGGACTCGAACCCACATTGCAACACTTATCTGGTGTTTGCCTTACGAAGTTATAAGCCCCGCTCCTTGACCTCTATTGGCAACCCTGGCATATAGTTTACCGTCTCTCCGGTATGTCACGCCTTTAGCTAACGTTTGCTGTCTGTCTCTTTCCCATTTTTAACCAACTTGAAAACAGACCAAAAGGTGTGGTTCGGTTTACCTGTCTGTTTCCACTTTCGGCAACTGCACCGTTTTTCACTGGCTTCCACTTAGACAGATATTCAAAACACAGTGTTGCTAAGTAGGTTAGGGCTTTCAATCTAACGACCGCCTAGCACCGTTATGCACTGTGATTCTGTAAGATAAATTGTTAAAGAGCGTTGCCTTTCGGCTTGGTTGTAAAACCTTTATTCAAGCCCTCACCGCGAGGGCTTAGTAAAGATTCTTATTGTTTTGTTAGTTGTTCCGCTTTCACCGGGAACCAGTAACTATCACTGTTCAAGTAAACAAATCTTCCGCCTGAAATATCTTCTTTCTTTTCAAACCCGATAACCTCGAATGGCCCAAATTTGATTCCAAAGTCGTTTTTATAAATAACTCGGTCGCCAACTTTTAAATCGCACTCAATCGGTGCGACTGAGTTAAGCTGTTTTTTAAAGTTTTGAAGATTTGTCATTTTTAGGCTCCTTGTTTGTGTATCTCGTTTTGATGGGTGCATTATGTACTTCTAGTTCATTATAGTCAAGAACAAAAAGTACATATTTTGGATAAAATGTACTATTTGTTCATAACAGATTGATTTTCAAATAAATAAATTTTCAAGAAATGTGTTTGATTGCTTATTTTTTAATCAATCGCAAAGTAAAATTTGTGTTTTGATGTGTGTTTTTGTGATTTTTGCGATGCTGATCGCAAGTTTTGGTGGCGATAATTGGTTTAAATTGAGGTTGGTTTATTATGGATCTGCCGATAAGGAGGGCGAATTATGAAAAAAGAGTTTAAAAAATGGCTAATCTCGTTAAATTACGACTTAATTAACGATTTAGGTGTTGATGAGATAGTGTCGCGCGTAGATGAAGAGTTGAGGATTGTGCGCGCTAATGAGCAGGAGAGGATTGTGCTGGAGGAGTTGATTGCGGAGTTTAAATGTTAATAAATAAACCGCCAGAAGGCGGTTATTGTGGTTGATATGTCTCCGACATTGATGTCGGAGACATCAGATGAAACCGCGTCAGTGAGTGGTTTAACGGTTAAATGGCTTTAGCGAAATTAATAATTTGTTTATCTTCATTCCAGCTAATGTGTTGTAACTTGAAGTGATCAAATGTTCGCTTAATTGTATCGAGAATATTAGCTTTATGCGCTGTGTTTGGTGTATCAAGCGCAAATAAAATATTCTCTCTTTTAATAAATCCTTCTTGCTCTGCGCGATTAATTTTCGCTACCCAACTATCACAATGTTCAATCATGCTCGGGCTTTCAACCTGATCGAATGCAAGAGGTTTTACCGCTTTTAAAATATGTTTATCTTGTTGGTTTTTCAATGCCAAAGGAAGGGCAAATTTAGCAAAATCACCATTCACCATATATTGTTTGTATTGTGCAAGAACACTGTCGTTTTCTTGTCTAAACAAGGTTTTGTAATGTTTCAAAATCACTTGTTCTTGGCTTTCTGTCTTTACTCCAGCATTTTGGATAAATTGCGTATATAGCTTGTTAAAATAATCTTGCGGATCATCCACCATACCTACCGCAGCATTGCTATATTGAACAATGCCCTCTTTCACATCAATGTAATGGTGAAAGAAGGTCGCCATCTCTTGGGCGCTGCCGTTAAATGGTTGATTAACTATATATTGTAATTCATCATTAATCGTTTCACGGACAGTTTCAAACATTTTGCTTTTATAGAAAAAATCATTCACGCGCTTGTTATTTTTAGGTACAAGTTGATAAGTGAGTTTTTTCTTTTGGGGCTCGCACATCAATAAGCCAACATTGACGAACTCGCCTGTTTCAAAGTACGGACGATACCGCACAAAGCTGTATAAAATAGGTTGTTTCATTCTATGTTGTCCCAGTAATTTTCTTGTGTTATTCGGTTTAAAAGTGCTTTTATTCGGTTGATTTGGTGCTCAATTTTGTGAAATTCTTCGTCTCCAACAAACCAATCATCCGGAATGGAGTGATAAATATGGTCAAATTTTTTGAGTGTGTCAATGGCTTTGTCTGTAAAAGTTTGTTTATCCACCCAGTCAAGTCGCCACTCTCTGTTCTGTGGTGAAAAGATATGTTCAGAAAAATCAGCCCTTTCGTCAAAAGCAAGATTATGATCTATCACTAAAATTTTTTGCTGTTGTTCGTCAAAAAGCAGATTAATATTTCCTGTACCGACTTGTGATGCGGTTCTGTCAGAATTTAAAATCCAACGATCAAACATATAGAGTAATTTTTGTTCTGGTTCCGATAAAAATGCAGGATTTTTGACTTGAACGGTTTTGGCAATTTTGGCATTTACCACAAATGATGATGCAAATGCTATTCCGTTGGGCAAGTCTTGCCGCCACTCAGGAGAAACGTATTGGGTTGATTCCGGCGTTATTTCAACAAAATCAATACTTGGGCACGGAAGCCCTATTTCATGAGCCAGTGTTGAGCCTATGACTTCCGCTAATAATTGACTGATTGGCATCATAGACAATGTTTTTATGATAAACCAATTCTCTTTATCTGTTTGACAAATAAAGGGACGGGTTATCCCCATTTCCATTCTTTCTCTGATAAATATGATTTTATCCATTATCTTATCCAATAACACTTCCTCTACCGTTGCCATTACAACCCATTAAACCCACATACTCACTCCACGCTATAACGTTTCTACGCGTTCTCTTGCCACGCCAATAATACGGATTTCTTGGTTGAGTGAGCTTAATGTTGGGAACATCGGATTGAGCGGAACAAGCTCAAAGTGCGGTATGCCTTCTGGTGTTCTTGTACCAAGCTCTTTGTATTGTTTAAATGTCGCCTCGTTGTCGCCATTGATTGCTGCCACGAATTTTCCTGGGGTTGGTACAATATCGGGATCAATTAAAACAAGATCGCCCTCATTAAAACGGGGGAGCATAGATTTACCTTCAATTCGTAAATAAAAAGAGTTTTCAGAGGCGATGACAGTACTTGGGATCATCTCGTAACCGTCAAACCCTTCAAGCGATCCAATATCAGTCCATAGTCCTGCTTGAACGGGACTTAATAGGGGATAAGCTCTTTGTTTTTCGATTTGCTCTATTGAAGCATTCTTATCACCATAACTTAACCATTCCTTTGTAACGCCTAGAAAATCGGCCAAAACATAGATATTTGATTGAGTTGGCAACGTCTCCGCATTAAACCATTTGCTCACAGCTTTTGGCGTAATTTTCAGTATATCTGCAATAATTTTTCCCCTGCCTTTTTCTGGCAAGTTCTTTCTTTTGCACGCAATGTCTAACCGAGCGGCAAAGTCCTGTTTAATTTTTTCTTCAGTAATCATTTTATCCACCTTTGAACTATTGGTTCAATTATAAATAAAACTTGAAGTACTTTCAGTTCTGATTTATTATGTACCCAAAGTTCATTTAAAGAGGTTATATATGAAAAGCTTAAAACACATTATTGACTCTTTGGGTGTGGCTAAAGTGGCAGATTTATGTGGGCTTTCTGTTCGAGCTGTTTACAAATGGCGCACATCAAATTCTCTACCAAGAACTGAATATACAGGTGAAACCAGATATTCCGAGATTCTATCTCAAGCCTTGGGCGGTTCTGTCTCTGCGGAAGAAATTCGACACTTTAGCAAACCTATTAAGTCAGGCTCTGCGATTATCGCATGACTGTAATTTACCAACACCAACTGAAAAGAAAACCATAAAAATAAGGCAAAAATTATGGAAATGAAGAAAGTTATTATCGAAATGATTGATCGGATTCCTGGTGGCAAAAGTGCGGTAGCAGGATTTCTCGGATTTTCGGAGGCGGAGCTGAATAACCGCTTATATCAGACGAAAGGACAACGCTTTAAAAACGAGGAATTGATCGCATTGCAGCTCGAGTATGGATGCACTGATTTTATCGAGGAGCTTTGCCGGAGTGCTGGCGGCCATTTTGTGCCTGCACCAGTCGCAGGTGAATTGGACTCGGTAGAAATCTCAACCTTGCAACTGCGTGAGCTGTCCGCGCGTGGATTATTGTTTGAGGCATTAGAAAAAGCGCTGGCAGATGGCGAAATCACAAGCGATGAAGAAGACACGATCCGCAAATTATTAAACAAGCATTTAGCAACAACACAACACTCAATCGAGTGCGTGATCTCGCTAAATAAACGGCAATAAAAAACCACGGCGGCAACCGTGGCAATTTAGGAAAAAATTAACATGGATAATATTAATCAAAACGAGACGGCAAGTCAAACACAATCAGCACAAATTTTAAAAGCACTAAAAAACGGTGAGAGATTAACGCACTTAAACGCAGAAAAGCGCTTTAACTGCTTACGTCTTGGTGCCCGTATCTATGACCTTAAAAAGCGTGGTCACAACATCATCAGCAAAATGATTACCGTGCCAAGCGGAAAACGTGTGGCCCAGTATTGGTTGGAGGCGTGATGAGTAAATTTATTCCTAATGCGTTTCAAATTCCCAATTCTGTTATTGATGAGTTGCTAGCAAAACTCACTTGCGCAGAGCTTAAATGTTACTTATTTGTGGTTCGCAAAACAAAAGGCTGGAATAAAGAATCAGACAGTATTTCAGTTAGTCAATTCATGGAAGTGACGGGGCTTAGTAATCGTTCGGTTATAACTGCTTGCGAATCACTTGTTGAAATGGGATTACTTGAGCGTTCAGGTGGTGAGCGCAAATTAAATACTTATTCAGTGAAAGCATTTGATATTTCACAAACTGGTGAAAAAAGTTCATCAGATAAAACTGGTGAAAATTTTTCACAAACTGGTGAAAAAAGTTCATCAGATCTGGTGAAGAAAGTTCACACACAAAATAACAATAAAAACACTATACAAAATAACAATAAAAAAAATACCAAAAAAAGCGAATCGGATTTGCTTGCTGAATTTGGAATCGTTGGTCAGCTTGCTGAAGATTTTCTTAAACTCCGAAAAGCCAAGAACGCGCCGATTACTGAGACTGCACTTAAAGGCTTTCAACGAGAAGCTGCCAAGGCTGGGATATATCTTTCTGACGCAATCACAATCGCTATTGAGCGTAACTGGCGCGGATTTAGCGCAAGCTGGAATTGGCGTGATGACGACATAGCAATGGCTGCAAACACCAGAAAAACAAGCTCCTTTGCTGATGATGGTTCTTGGGCTGTAGGCAGAAAATTAAATATCGACCCTAACTTGATACCGGAGGAATTGAGATGACAAACGTTGCTCCAATGCAAGCCGAGGGAAATATGGTTAAAAAATCCAATATTCCAGGCAATGCCGTTCGTTTGATTGATCGAATGTTTATCCGATTAAAATCAATTTTTCCAGCCTGGAAACAGGCGTTTGCCAGTGAAGCTGAGTACAACGAAACAAAACAAGTTTGGCTCGAAGAATTATTCAAAGCGGGCGTAGTGAATCCTCAATCCCTAAAACGAGGATTGGACTTGGCGGCAAAATCCGAAAGCCCATTTTTTCCGAGTATAGGGCAATTCATTGCTTGGTGCGAGTTTGAAAATTACCCCGAATTAGGCTTGCCAACGCCCGAAGAATTGTCATCAAGAATTCAAAAATACTTTGGTTACGCAAAAGAACCTCATAATTTCAAATTCCGCTCAAAGGCTGAATATTATTTGCTTAAAACCATTTATGACGGTTACAGCAAGAAGAAATGGGAGGATTGCCAAAAGGCTATGCCGAAAATCCTTGCCGAAGTAGTTGATAAAGCTCGCACTGGATTTGAATTTCCTCAAATTCCAGAGCTGCTAGAGCAAAAGCCAAAAGTTATTCCTCCAGAAGTATCAAAAAACGGTGTAGCAAAGATTAAAGAGATTATGGGGATTGCGTAAATGACAGAGCAAAAATTTGATAAAGACACTTGGCGCACGCCTAAATATGTATTTAATTGGCTAAACAAGCGCTTTGATTTTGATATTGATGGGTGTGCGAATGAGCATAATGCGCTTTGTCTAAATTGGATTGGCGAGGGTAGCTCACTCGGTAAAGACTTTTTAGATACAAAAACACCTTACCCTTATCGCAATCTGAGTTTTTATGTCAATCCCCCTTACTCTGATGTAACTCCATTTTTGAAGGCGGCAAAGGAGTTAAGAGATAAGGGGCATTTAGTCGTGATGTTACTCAATAACGACAAATCTACGCAGTGGTATCAAAACCACATTCAAGGCGTGGCGAACGAAGTGATTGATATTACAGGTGGACGAATTGCATTTATTCATCCAGTAACAGGTAAGGAAATAAAAGGCAACTCAAAAGGACAGATGGTCGTAGTCTTTGATCCAACAATGGAAGACTTTGTCACACGTTCAATTAGCCTTGATTTTATTAAAAAGGTTGGTGGGTATAGCAAATGAGTTTTGAGGAACATAACAATCGCAAGAAAGCGAATAAGTTTGCTGAGTACATCACGGGGGAATCTTTGCGCCGATATTTGGCTGGTAAAGTCGAGAAGTACTTAGGTAAAAATCCAAGTGTTTTTGATGGTGCAGCAGGCAGTGGACAGCTTGAGCAGTATATTAAACCTAGTGAGTTCATTGCGGTGGAAATTCAGTCGGAATCATGTGCGGCATTGGAAAATAATTATCCAGATGCTGAAATTCATAATATGAGTTTTTTCTTGTATCAAAGTGAGCCAAAAAGTGATTGTGTTGTAATGAACCCTCCATTCTCACTTAAATTTAAAGAACTTGCCGAAGAAGAAAAGGATGCTATTCAATCGGATTTTCCGTGGAAAAAATCAGGTGTACTTGATGATGTTTTTATGCTGAAAGGATTAGCCAATGCTCATCGTTTTGGGTTTTTCATTATGTTCCCAGGTATTGCCTATCGAAACACCGAAAAAACACTCCGTGAAGTTATTGGGAATCAATTAGTCGAGTTGAATTTGATTCAAAACGCCTTTGAAGATACGCCAATTTCAGTGCTTTTCTTGGTGGTTGATAAAACCAAGTCGAATAACAAAACATACCGTGAATTGTATGACTGTGCCACGAATAAAATAATTAATGCTGATGAATGGTTAATTAATTCTGATAAATGGGACACGGTTTCACCGCCAGAGCCGCCAAAAGAAAAGCTAGATCCAATGAAATTAGAATTGATGTCACAAGCTCAATTAAAAGAGCAAGTGAGAACTCAAGTTCAATTTAGCCGTTTGGTATTTGATTTGGAGCGTTGGCCTAGAAAAGATTTTGAGAAATTTTGCGATGATCTTTGCGATGTTATCCAACACGAGAAAAAAGAACCAGGGCTACCTCCATTAGGGATGATGCTATGAGCCAATACAGACAATTCTTTCTACGTTCAAACCAAGTGCGGTTGAATTGCATTGAGTTTATCAAAGATCTGCCAACGGACGATAAAAAGCCGTTGGTTATCAAAATCCAGCAGATGACACGCAACCTTGAGCAAAATGCCAAGTTTCACGCCATGTGCCAAGACGTGGCGAACCAAGCCGAATTTATGGGACGCAAACTCTCAATGGAACAATGGAAAGTCTTGTTTATCTCGGGCCACGCAATCGCAACGAATCAAAAAGCCGACGTGGTGCCGGGTCTTGAGGGCGAATTTGTGAATATCCGTGAGAGCTCGGCAAAAATGAGCGTGAGCAGAATGGCGAGCCTTATTGAATATGTCACAGCTTATGGTGTGGCGAACGGGGTTAAATTTAACGATAGATGGGGATTTTACGGACGATGAATTTTTTAATCATTATTTTAGTTTTTATTGGTTGTTTGATAGTTGGTGGTAAATCACCCGGCGCAAGTTGTTTTGCTTTGTTTTTGTGTGGATGCTGCTTTGTTTTCGGAGTGTCTGTGTTTGGCAATATTGTGCGAGAAAAAGCCAAAAATGGAGAGTTAATAGAATTTGGCGGCAAGTATTACGCGATTAAATACGTTAAGGATAAGGTGGAGTGATGAGCAAAGAAAAATTTGAGCGTACTAAGCCGGTTGTGAATGTTGGAACAATAGGACACGTTGATCATGGCAAAAGTATTATAGCAGCCGCATTGGCAGCAGTACTGGCGAATGTTGGCGAAAAATATCATGTAACAAATCACCCCAAAGTGAGCTATCCAGTAAATCGCGCTAATAAGAAAACCATTTATAGAGACTAAATATGGCTAAAAAACCAAAGGAAACCAAATGCAAAGTGTGCGGTTGTTACTTTGTGAAAACGATAAGCTCAATGCAAAAAGTCTGCTCGCCTAAATGTGCGATTATCCTTTCAAAAGAACAAGCTAGAAAGAAAAAAGAAAAACAAGACAAACAAGAGCGGTTAGAAACCAAGAAAAGAATGACCGCACTTAAACAGAAAATTAAAAGCCGCTCCGAGTGGTTAGATGATTTACAAAGCTGGGTAAACAAATTTATCCGCTTGAGAGATAAAAATGAGCCTTGTATTTCTTGTGGTCGTTATCATCAAGGACAATATCACGCAGGACATTATCGCAGCCGTGGAGCTTGTCCAGAGTTGAGATTTAACGAGGACAACATACACAAACAGTGCGCACCCTGTAATAACCAAAAGAGCGGAAACGCTATAGAGTACAGAATAAACCTGGTTAAAAAGATTGGAATTGAACGGGTAGAGTTTTTAGAGCGACAAGACCATCCGCCATTAAAACTGACAATCGAAGAAATCAAAGAGCAAATTAAAATCTACAAGGCAAAAGTTAAGGAGCTTGAAAATGACTTATAGCGTTGAGCGAATTTTGGAAAAATGGGGTAACTGCTGGGGTCGTGACAGAATTGGAACAGAATATCCAAGCACAACAATCTCAATCCCTGTTTTGCCGACAGCAAGAAAGGCTTACGTCAAGTTTTTAACCGATGATGAGTGCCTTAAAATTGAACAGCAAATAATGAACCTACACAATGATGATTTATTGCAATATCAAATTCTAATGGCTCTATACATTCAACAAGCAAGTGAGAGAGAGATTTGTAATGCTCTTAATATCTCACCAGCCAAAATGTACCGTGAGCGTGCGCAAGGTATTAGATTTTTAAAAGGCGCTTTTGTGGCTGCTAAAATCAAATTTATGTTTTTAGGATAACTGATGATAGCTTATAAGTCGTCAATCAACATTTTTATTAATTCAGGGCGTGATACGCCCTTTATTTTGCAAATTTCGTCAAATTTATCTGCTATGTCAGGGCGTAGTTTTAGAGAGATTTGTTTATAATTTTCTTTTGAGTAAGCATTAGCGTTTTCGCTCAGCGCTCTCTTTTGTTCTTCAGTTAATTTTTTATAGCTCATTCCTCGTCCTTTATTTGTTTACATTTCCAGCCTTTCCACAGTCGGCCACTTGATGCCGCTTGTCTCAATCCAGATGTCGCGTTGCAATATTCGCCACCAGTTCCACGTTTGCCACCTTGCCTTTTAAAAACAACGTCTTTTGGTAAAAATAGATCGCCATTATCTCGCACAAACTGATACAGATTGCGCACGACAAAGATTTGATTACTTGGGCTGACAATCCGCCATTTTTTAGCATGGATATTTGTTTCAAACTTGCCTGATTTTGGACTTAATTTAGCAGCTCTCATCGCTATTGGCTGGCTTATCTTACCTCCAATAGCATTATTAGGGTTGTTTATGCCTTTATCGATTCTTACAGCTCTACCTTCCGCTTTACCAGATTTGCCCAATTGGTAGCGTTTTTTAGCAACTGTATTGTAGGCTTTACCAAGCTCTACTGATAACTCGCGATTGTTTTTAGTCCAGTCAATACTTAACCAGTCAACTTTACTCATCTTCGCCATTTGCCCAGTATTTACGGATGCAATCAAGCACGGCAAACTGTTGCGCCTGTGTCATGGTAATCAGCTTATTATGCAACTCATTAAGCTCTTGAGGCAGAGTAGTGTAGTGATCCAGCAAATTATTAGCTAAGTCAAATGGTAATGCAAGTCGAGTTAGATCACTACCTGCATAGACATTATATAATTCAGCCCATTCTGGTTTAGATAATGTTGGCTTTTCAGCTTTTGCTAGGTGAGTCAATTGCTCAAAAGCATTATTAACATGAGCAGAGTAGTTTTTGTTCTCCCCTTGCAAAGTGCGGTCCGTTATGTATAACTCAGCATTTTGTGAGATATGTATTGATTTTTTAGCCATGTAATACCTCGCCTAAATATAAGCCCCTTTCGGGGCTTGGTATTAAATATAATATTCTGGATTTCTTTGCAGGTCAGCCAAAGTACATAGTAGATAACAGCCGTACTCATTGGTATTAGGCATTACACCCCAAACATGTACATCTCCGTTTTGTCTAATTGCGTAACGGTCAAATTTGTTTCTTAACATTTCACGGATTTGTTTGATTGTTAAAGTTTTCATAATTTGTTTTCCTTTTTCTGCCCCTGCCGAATGGTGGGGTCTGGTTAAAGTTTTAGGTTTATAGCCTGTATCTCTTGGCTATGTGTGTATATTATATAATATAGATTATGTTGTCAAGGCCTTTTTTAAAAAAATTTTAAAAATTTTTAATTTATTTTTTTGAATTATTTTGTTGACAACTTGCAAGTGAAATAGTAGTATAAAGTATAAGTTGCGGTTTTAGCGCATGGCGAACGCAATAAGTAAATTTTATAGCCCTGATCGGAAACGGTCGGGGTTTTTTATTATCCAAACACCAAGCTCACACAATAAACGTGAGCTTTTTTATTGCCCCGCAAATAAGCAGCGAGGTGGAGTATGAGAATGTTAAAAGACGCGGGTAATCAAAGTATTTTTTGGTCTGGCTTTGGCGCATTTTGGGCGATGTATTCGTTCCAAGAATGGCTGGCTATTTTTGGTTTAATCATCGGTTTAATCAGTGGTCTCGTTAATATGTACGCTAAATTCCAAGAGGGTAAAGTAAGAGAGAACGAAGAACGCAGAGCGGAAGAAATACATCGAGCAAGAATGAAACTACTAGAACAGGGGGTTGATGATGGTGTTAGGGAAGACTAGAAAAGCGCTTGGCGCCTGTTCCGTTATTGCGGTTATTGGGATTATGTATTCTCAGTTTGGTAGTGAGATAAGACTAAGTCCTGCTGGAGCTAAGATACTCGGTAATGCCGAAGGCTGTATGGCAATCCCATATAACTGCCCTGCTGATGTATTGAGTATTGGTATTGGCTCAACAGAATACTCTGGCCAAAAGATAGAGCCGGGCAAGAGGTACACAAATGAAGAAATCGCATACCGATGGAAAAACGATATTAAACTTGCCGAATCGTGCGTTGATAGATACGCCAATGGCAGAGTATTACCTCAATCTGTGTTTGATGCTATGGTATCTGTTACGTTTAATAACGGGTGCGGCAATCTTAAAAACTCAACAATGTTTCGATTAATGCGAAACGGTAAGTATGTTGATGGGTGTAATCAACTTACACGCTGGGTCTATGCTGGTGGGCGAAAACTACAAGGCTTGATTAAGCGTAGAGAAAAGGAAAGAGCATTATGTTTAGCAGATTTAAAATCTACTCAATCGTAATCATCTCATTAACCATTTTGGGCTTGTGCGGTTGGATTTGGCACCAATCAAATAGTATAGATAAGTTAAGAGCCGAAAACCAAGTGCAAGCCCAAACCATTAAAAGCCAAGAGCAAGTTAATCAATCGCTAAAAGATACGATTGAAGTAGAACGCCAAGCAGTAGAGCAACAGAGAGTAATCAATGATGAAATCAAACAAGCAACACAAGACAAAGTACAAGTTGTCAGAAAGATTATTAAATCACAGCCTTGTTATAACACTCGCATCTATGACGATGCTATTGAGCGGTTGCACTAACAAGGTAACAACTAAGACAGAGTATATCTATCCGCCTCAAGCATTTCTAACGCCTTGTATTAAAACACCATTTACAGGCAGCACATACGGTGAGGCAGTGGAACACTTAATCATAGTGCAAGGCGAACGAGATATGTGTGCTAGTCAAATCACAAACATTAACAAGTGGATTAATCAAACTAAGACCGCCAAATAAAGTGCGGTCTTTTTTTATTTTAAAGGCTTGATTTTAAAGATTAAAAGGTACTCCTGAGGGGATACCCCTTTCCACGGGGTTTCGGGCGCGCGGTTTTCGGCAGTTTTTTTGAATTTTTAGGAGATCCACCACAACAAAACAACGCATTGTTTTTATTGATGTTTTTCTGTTGGCGGTTGTTCATTTTTAGTTTTGAGGGGTTGTACTGTGAGTGATTATTACAGTATTAGCAAAATGGCTACTATTGCTGGGTGCGATAGACGCACAATGTCGGCGAGAGTAAGTCACCTCACGCCAGAAAAAGAAACGACTAATTACAAAGGATTTTCCCTCAAGCAGATATTTAGATTATTGCTTGAGGATACCCGTACAAAAGACGTTGACGGGCTATCTCCGTCTGATCAGCTGGCGTACTGGAACGCGCAACTAAAACAACTTGAGTATAAAAAACGTCTTGGCGAAGTTTGCGAGGTCGCTGATGCATCTAGACAAATGTCAATCATCGTTAAGGGGATGATGCAGCCACAAGAAACACTAGCGGACAGGGCGGAAGCTGCAGGGATGCCGTTAGAATGGGTTATTTGGTTACAGAAAGAGGTTGACAAAAACCGTGACGAAGCAGCGAATCTAATTTTAGAGGATGAAACGGATGTATGCGAAAGCAAGTGATATTAGAAAAGATTTAGCTGGGATGATAAAAGCGCCTAATCGAATGAAGGTATCTGAAGCTGTAGCTAAATATATGCGCGTTCCGCTCGGTGGCGGGTCGTCTGTGAGATGGGATAAAGACCGTACACCGTATGTTATTGAGCCGATGGACTGTTTAAACTCGCGAGAATACGATGCGGTTGTTTTCGTTGGACCTGCTAGAACAGGTAAGACAGTCGGTTTGATTGACGGGTGGATTACGTACTCTATTATTTGCGATCCATCTGATTTTTTACTTGTTCAGTTGACGCAAGAAAAAGCAAGCGAACACAGTCGCAAACGCTTAGATCGCACTTTTAGATGCTCGCCAGAAATCGCAAGCCGACTAAGTCCTTATAAAAACGACAACAACGTACACGACAAATACTTTAGAGCGGGTAATCTGTTAAAGATTGGTTGGCCGTCTATTAATGTGCTGTCATCATCCGATTACAAATACGTTGCATTAACCGATTACGACCGCTGGCCCGATGATGTTGATGGTGAGGGGGATGGATTTAGTTTAGCGTCCAAGCGTACCACTACTTTTATGTCATCCGGCATGACGATGGTGGAAAGCTCACCTGGCAAAGATATTGTTGATCTCAAGTATCATCCGAAATCAACGCACGAAGCCCCTCCGACGACAGGAATTTTGTCATTGTATAACCGTGGCGATCGCCGCCGTTTTTACTGGCAATGCCCACACTGTGGGGAATGGCTTGAACCGAGCATGGCTAACATGATCGGCTATCGTGATGATACGGATTTTGTCGATGCAAGCAAAAAAGCGCGCTTACAGTGTCCGCACTGCCAAGGCGTCATTGAGCCAAGCAAAAAGCGCGATCTAAATATCGGCGGAAAATGGCTCAAAGAGGGGCAAACAATCGACAAAAATGGGGTTATCCATGGCGAGGGAAGAAAATCCCGTATTGCGTCGTTTTGGCTTGAGGGCCCTGCAGCAGCGTATCAGACATGGGAGCAATTAACTTACAAATTGCTTACAGCCGAGCACGAATTTGAGATGACCGGCAGTGAGGAGACCTTAAAGGCAGTAACAAATACAGACTGGGGATTGCCTTATTTACCACGCTCCGCGCTAGAACAACGTCAAAGCGATGAGTTAATGGAGCGACGAGAAGATACAGAAAAAAGAACGGTACCTTATGGGTGCCGTTTTTTATTGGCTGCAGTTGATGTACAGGGTGGGCGGAACCGTCGCTTTGTGGTCCAAATTGTGGGCTATGGCGAAAATAGCGAGCGATGGCTCATTGATAGATACAACATTAAATCATCAATGCGGAGCAACTCCGATGGAGAAAGTCTCCCGATTGATCCGTCCGCCTACCCTGAGGATTGGGATTTACTCATTAATGATGTGCTTAATAAGCAATATCGCATTGAGGGGCTAGATGGTGGATTTATGCCAATCCTTGCAATGGCTGTGGATAGCGGTGGTGAGGATGGTGTAACAGATAACGCTTATAAGTTTTGGCGTAGATGCAAACGCGATGGTTTATCTAAGCGCGTCTATCTCGTTAAAGGTGATAGCACCAAGCGCCAAAAACTTATTGCGCGAACTTATCCCGATAACACATCACGGTCAGATCGTCACGCTAAAGCGCGCGGTGATGTGCCTTTGTATTTACTCCAAACAGATCAATTAAAAGACCGAATTAGCAATGCCTTAAGCCGTGATACGGTTGGAGCTAACTATATTCACTTCCCTTCGTGGCTTGGTGAATGGTTTTTTGATGAGCTGACATACGAGGAGCGAGGGCAAGACGGCAAGTGGCGCAAGCCAGGAAAAGGCAATAATGAGGCGTTTGATTTATTTTGCTATGCCCATGCGATCGCTATTTTGCGTGGTTATGAGCGTATTAAGTGGGGAGATGAGGACAATGTCCCATACTGGGCGAAATTGCCAAGCGTAAACCCTAATGTAATCCGAAAAGAGACAATCGCACCAGAAGCAGAAACAGAAAGTGCGGTAGAAATTGAACAAGTTAAACCGCAACCGAAAACCAAAACAAAAAGTAACTGGTTAAACGGTGGCGTAAGCAAGAAAAAAGGGGGATGGCTGTGAGCCGTAGCGAACAAATTGAACAAGTGCAGTTAATGCTCGAAGCGTGCGATCAAGCAATCCTTGATGTGCTGGCGGGAAAAACCGTTACGTTTAACGGGCGCAGTGTCACGCGTGAATCGTTATCGGAAATCCGCAAGACGCGGCAGGCGCTCAGAGAGGAGCTTGTCGAGTTAAAGCGGTTAAGTTCCGGTCGCAACCGGTTTAAATACGCAAATCTTAATCCACGGTTTTGATTATGAATCTTTTAGATAAAACGATTGCCTTTTTCTCGCCCGAGATGGCGGCAAAGCGGGCAAAAAGCCGCTATGTCATGAATGCGTATGAGGCGGCTATGCCAAATCGTACACACAAAGCAAAACGCGAAAGCCAAGGCGCGAATGTATCGACCAAACAAAGTGCGGTAAGTTTGCGAGAGCAGGCTAGGGCATTAGATCAAAATCACGACATTGTGATCGGCATCTTGGACAAAATGGAGGAGCGAGTTATCGGCTCAAGAGGTATCCATATTGAGCCACAGCCGCTAAATTTAAGTGGCGATGTTGACGAGGTGCTGGCAGAACAAATCCGCAAAAAATGGGCGGAATGGTCTGTGCGCCCAGAGGTTACTGGACAATTTACTCGACCAGAATTAGAGCGAATGCTTTTGCGCACGTGGTTACGCGACGGTGAAGTGTTTATTCAGCTGGTGCGCGGCACCGTGGCAGGGCTAAAACATAGTACGGATATTGCCTTTAGCCTTGAAGCCCTTGAACCAGATTTTGTGCCGTTGAATACCCTTGATACGGCAAATTTAATTCAAGGTATTGAACTTGACGCATGGCGGCGCCCTGTCTCTTACCGTGTGTACATGGACAACCCGCAGGAAAACAACCGAACTTACGGGCGAGTTAAATCAGTGCCGGCAGAAAATATGTTGCACCTTGCATTTAAAAAACGCCTGCACCAATTACGTGGCGTGTCGATGTTGCACGGTGTTATTGTCCGCCTCTCCGATCTTAAGGATTACGAAGAGAGCGAGCGTGTGGCCGCACGAATTGCCGCAGCTTTTACAATGTATATTAGAAAAGGTGATGCTGCGATCTATGGGGACAACGAGGATTACAGCACGGATAGCCCTGAGCGCGACTTTGAAATTGCTCCAGGTGCAATCATTGATGATTTAAAGCCTGGTGAAGATATTGGTCTAATCAACTCTAACCGACCAAATGTCAATCTCGAAACCTTTAGAAATGGTCAATTAAGAGCAACCGCGGCTGGTACTCGCTCAAGCTACTCAAGCATTGCCCGTGACTATAACGGCACTTACTCAAGCCAACGTCAAGAGTTGGTAGAGAGTTTTGAGGGCTATTCCGTTTTACAAGATACCTTTGTCGCTCATATATCTCGTCCAATTTACCGGGAATGGTTAAAAATGGCGATTGTTAGCGGCGAAATTGAGGTGCCAGTCGATATTGATCCTGCATCACTTTATAACGCTGTTTATAGTGGCCCAGTTATGCCGTGGATTGATCCAGCTAAAGAGGCGCAAGCCTGGAAAGAACGTATTAAAGGTGGATTAGCAACCGAAAGCCAAGCTGTAAGAGCAAGCGGTAGCAATCCAGCAGAAGTAAAACGCAGACGTAAGGTTGAGGTTGATGAGAACCGAGAATTAGGCCTGAAGTTTGACACGGATTTAACTAACACAGGTACGACAAATGAAAAAACAAAAGATGATTCTGTCGCCAATGGCGATGGCAGCGAACGTGACAAAGACGAATAACCAGTCTTGGTACTCAATCAAAGCCAAAGCCAACGATACGGCAGAAATCTCAATTTACGATGAGATCGGATTTTGTGGTGTGTCTGCGGCGAGTTTTGCGCAAGATTTAAAATCCTGCGGCAATAACTTAAAACAGATTAACTTACACATCCACTCCCCAGGTGGCGATGTTTTTGACGGCATCGCCATTTACAACTTGCTAAAAAATCATCCGGCCAATGTGACAGTTTACATTGACGGATTGGCGGCAAGTATGGCGAGCGTTATTGCAATGGCAGGAAATGAAGTAATCATGCCAGAAAATGCAATGATGATGATCCACAAGCCTTGGGGAATCCAAGGGGGCGATGCAGAGGATATGCGCAAGTATGCCGACCTATTAGATAAGGTCGAAAATACGCTTATCCCTGCTTACGCAACCAAAACAGGAAAAACACCTGAAGAATTAGCAGAAATGCTATCAGCAGAAACTTGGCTCAACGGCAAAGAATGCGTTGAACAAGGATTTGCTGACAAACTAGCCGAACCACTTGTGGCGATGGCGTCTATTAAATCACGAAAATTAGAGGACTTTGAAAAAATGCCTAATGAAATTAAAAATATGTTGTTTAAGCCACAAGGCAACGCTGGTACAAATCCTGCATCACAAGCAACACCAACAGCACCAGTTAATCAATCATCGACTGTTCCAGTAGATAATACAGCTCAAGTACAAGCCGAGTTAAACAAACGCAATGCAGATATTAAAGCGGTATTCGCACCGTTTGGCTCAGCTCACGACTCTTTGTTAGTTGAGTGCTTGGGTGATTTATCAATTACCGCAGAGCAAGCCAAAGACAAATTGTTAGCAAAACTTGGTGCAGGTACAACCCCAAGCGCAGCAGTAACACCTTATGCAGATAATGGTAATATTGTTGGTGATAGCGTTAAACAATCATTATTAGCGCGTGCAGGCATCGATAAAGATAAAACAAATGCCAAAGACAATGCCTACAACGCAATGACCTTACGTGAGCTTGCCCGTGCGTCATTGGTTGATCGCGGCGTTAGTGTATCTGGTCAAAATGCTATGAGCATGGTCGGCTTAGCATTTACACACTCAAGCTCTGACTTTGGCCAAATCTTAATTGATGTGGCGCACAAATCATTACTTAAAGGCTGGGAAACTGCAGCGGAAAACTTTGATCAGTTTACCTCACGCGGCACATTAACCGATTTCCGCGCGGCTAAACGCGTTGGCTTAGGTGACTTTGGACACTTACCTCAAGTTGGCGAGGGAGAAGAGTACACCTACGGCACAATCGGTGATGAGGGCGCTAGCGTTGCATTAGCGACTTACGGTCAATTATTTACAATTACCCGTCAAGCAATCCTTAATGACGACATGCACCTGTTGACAAAAATCCCTGAAAAAATGGGACAAGCGGCACGTGCAACAATCGCTAAGTTAGTGTTTGCGTTATTAACTGGTAATGCTAAAGCACAAGACGGCAAAGCATTATTTGATGCATCTCACAAAAATACAATCACCAATGCGGTATTAGACCTTGCCAACATTGACAAAGGTATCCAAATGATGAATGGCTTTGTTAATGCGCGAGGTGAACCGTTAGCGATTGAGCCTGAATTTATGCTGTTACCTACATCAATGTATACGCGCGGTTTACAATTAATTAAATCCGCAAGTGTTGAGGGTGCAGATGCTAACTCTGGTATCATCAATCCATTACGCGACATTGTGACTCCAGTTAAATCCGCTCGCTTACAGGCAGCTGATGAAAAATCTTGGTACTTAATCAACAAAGAGGCTATTGAGGTCTCCTATCTTGATGGTATCGACACTCCATACATGGAGCAACAACAAGGCTTTACCGTTGATGGTGTATCTACCAAGGTGCGTATTGATGCAGGTGTTAACGTGATTGACTACCGCGGCATTGTAAAAGTTACCAATAAGTAACTTAAAACGCCTTAAATAACGACCGCACTTTTAAACAAGGTGCGGTTTTTTATTAAACGAATCAAAGGATTAATAAAATATGTCTAAAAATTACGTACAATACGGAAACACCGTGCGCTTTACCGCTGCCGCTAATCTAAAAAGTGGCGATGTGGTGATTTTGGAAAATCTTGCTGCAATCGCAGTATCTGATGTTGCTCAAGGTGGCGCAGGCGTTGGTTTAACTACTGGTGTATTTGTGGTTAAAGCAAAAGCGGCCGATGATATTAAACAAGGTGCGATTGTTTACTGGTCGGCAACCGAAGGGGCAACGATTACCGCTGGTAGCAACAAACGCTTAGGCGTTGCGTGGCGAGCAAGTGGTGCATCTGTGGACACTGTAGATGTCAAGATCAACGCTTAGTCCATTTGATGACGCACTCGCACAGGCGGACAAAGTCATTACTGACGTGATGATGTCCGTCTATGTTATCAACGGCAAAGAATACAAAGCGGTGCTTGATGAGACACCGAAAGAAATGGAGCCGATGAATGGTGTTTACCGTACGTTGACAATGTTTAAATCCTCAGGTTACAAGCCTAAAAAAGGGGATAAAACAACCATTAATGGTGTTGATTATGTTGTTACTGGGTTTACGTTTAACAGCGGCACTATCATGCTCCAGTTAGAGGAGGATGCAAGTTACTGATGGCAATTAATGACGACATCGAAAAAGCGAAGAAAGCCTTATCCGACATTGATAAAAAAGCAGTACCTCAAGCCATGGCACGCACGATTAATAACATTGCTGCTAAAGTGATGGTTAGATCTGTGATTGAGACATCAAAAAAGGTTGATGTACCAAAGCGCCTTATTAAAGGCCGTGCGAAACTTGAGAGAGCTAAGCCAAGACGACTTAGTGCATTTATCCGTGTGAATCGTGGGAATCTACCTGTTATCCGTTTAGTAACGGGTGGCGGGCAGTTTGTGCGCCGTGGCGAAAATAAGGGTCAGTTAAAGATCGGGAATCGTCTTTATCCTCGGGCATTTATCCAAAAACTTAAAAACGGACGAGTGCAAGTGTTACAACGACAAGGTAAAGATCGCTATCCTATTGATGTAGTCAAAATCCCACTCAAAACCCCACTTACCGAATCGTTTAACGCCGAGGTAAAAAGGGCCTACGAAAAGGATATGCCACAGGAATTACGCACTCAGCTAATCCGACAAATCCAAATAGTGGTTAAAAAATGAAAATCCACTCAAAAATAAGAAAAGCGGTCATTGAAGCATTACGACCGCACCTCCCAAAAGTTAAAGAGTTTAGCAACGGCAAGCCGTCATTTACCGATATTGAGACCCAAAGTCCAACTGTTGCTGTATTTATCAGTGGCGTATCTCCTACTGGCTATCTGGACGGCACAATGCAGGCAACGCTCCATGTTGCCTGTTTCATGAAATCCGCCGCCCGTGAAGATGACTTGGATAAATTAACCCAAGAAATCTACGAATCGGGCATCGTTGAATCCTCTTTGACAACACTAACAGAAAATATTGCATTTACGGCATTTGACTACGAACAAGACGACCAAATGGCGACTTGGATAGCCGCTGACTTGCAATACGCTATTACATACGAGGTAGATAATGGCTAAAAAAGACACAATCCCAATGAAAGGTGCCGGCACAATGTTTTATCGTCTCAAAGATGATAAAGAGGCTACCGTAATCCGAAACGATACAATCGCCGCGGCCGAAATTAAAAAACCTGAAAACTGGGATCGCATTGCGAAAATCAAAGAGCTCTCCCCTGGTGAAGTTACTGCGGATAGCTACGAAGATAACTATTTGGACGATACAAACGCCGAATGGAAATCCACAAGTCAAGGCGCAAAATCAGCCGGTGAAACTACATTAACGCTTGCTTGGCTACCTGGTGATACCGCCCAACAAGCATTAGTCAGCGACTTTAACACTGGCAAAAAGAAATATTACCTTGTTGTCTATCCTAACGGTGTGCGTGATGTGTATTACGCTTGGGTGTCATCCTTAGGTAAAACTGTGCCACAAAATGAAGTGATGACCCGTACAGTTAAGCTAACTAACGTAGGTAAACCGTTATTGGCTGAGTATAACGAGGCAGGAGACTAGTTATCATGTTAAAAAAAGTTAAGTTTGAGTTGCGCGGTCAGTCGTTGGTATTGTCCGCAATCTCCGCGCTTGATTACCTTGATTATGTTGATTACCTAAATGGGCTAGATAAACCCGCCCCAGTGTCCGAAAACGATACTGAGCAGGAATTAAATAGCAAGCTCAACAAAATCACTCGTAACAATCTAATGGCGCACACTCGCTTGATTGCGATCTCGTTATCGTATGATAGTGACAAGTCCATTGACGACTTACAAAAAGAGTTGTTAACCACTTGGACTCAAGCGGATATTTTCCGCGTTCTCGAAGCGGTGCAGGATGTTTGCGAATTTCCGCGAGTTGAGCCGTCCGAAAGCGCGCCTGAAGATGGTGAGCAAAAAAACGATTAGAAACCGAACTTGACTTTGTTTTAAAGTTGGCGCACGAGTTTAAGCGCGCCGATTACCGCCAAATGCTCCGCGAGATGTCTGTCGCGGAGTATTTTTGTTGGTGCAAATACTTTAGCAAACGTCCGTTTACACTTGAGATGTTAGATTACGGCTATGGCACGGTAGCAAGTGCGGTTTACAACGTTGCAGCATTAAAACAGGTTGTTACAGCGCAGGATTTTAGCGTTTTACATACAGCTAAACCAAACGCAGAAATGACAACGGAAGAAATGATGGATGCGTCTATTGCAAATGATGGAGTATTGAGAATTGGACCAGATTAGCAATTTAAAAATCAAACTCGAGGCAGAGACAGCTAAATTTACCGAAGAAATTAATAAGGCGCGTAAATCTCTAGATGGGTTTGGGAAAACCACTGGTGGCATTAATCTCACTAAAATTGCGATTGGTGGATTAGCAACAGCTGCGCTTGCTGCAACTGGTGCGGTTGTTTCTTTTGTTGGTTCTTTAGGCGATGGCATAAAGATTTTTGAAGAAACAGAACGCTACATGGCAAGAACAGAAGCTCAATTAAGAGCAACTGGGGCGGCTGTTGGCTTTTCATCTTCAGAGCTAGATAATTTCGCTCGCTCGATTGCTATGAATACGCTTGCTAGTACAGATGGTGTGCGACAAGCGATGTCGGTAATGATGACATTTAAAAGCGTTACTGGCGAATCATTTAAAGAGGCAATTAAACTATCTCAAGATTTAGCCGAAACGTTTGGCACTGATATTTCGAGCGAGGCTAGAAATCTTGGTCGAGCTTTAGAAAATCCAGCTGAGGCAATATCTATTCTGAAAAGAAAGGGTATTGAACTTACATCAGAACAGCAGAATTTAATCAATTCATTTGTTGAGACTGGTGATAAGGCTAAAGCACAGGAAATTATATTTAAAGCGTTACAAGAACGCGTTGGCGGTACTGGTGAGGGTTCTGCAAAAGATACATTATCCGGCTCGCTTGACACATTGGGGCAGGCAACTGATGAATTAAAAGAGCAGTTTGCAGAAACGACAGGCATCACAAAATTCTTTAAAGGTGCGGTAGATAGTCTTTCAGGCGCTTTTATTAAGCTGACTAAGGCAATGAAAGGTGTAGATACTGCGACTCATGTAAAAAATCTTGAAAATGAAATCTCCATTTTGGAGAAATCTAAAAAATCCTTAGAACAACAGTTTGAATCTGGCGCCTTTGATGGTAGCGATGAAGTATTGGCCGCAATGCGCGAGCAAATGGACCAACAGCAAGCCAACTTAGACAAGGCTCGAGCAAAACTAAAAGAAGAGCAGGATAAACAAAAAGCAGAGGCAGATGCTGCCGAATCAAAACGCAAGAAAGCCGAGCAAGAAGAAAAAGAGAATGCCGGCAAGTCGCAACTTGAAAAGATTGAAGATAAGCTAAAATCTCGACAACAAAAACTAACTGAACAACACGAAAAAGACAAGAAAGCTATTCAAAATCTTGTATTGAGCGAAGTTGAGATTAAAAAACGCGGCTTTGAAACAATCGATCAGTTAAGAAAGTCAGAGCTTAATAAGCTTGAACAGAACTACAATGAGCAAATCGCAACAATAAACAAAGGCGAAAATAAAAAAACGTCAGCGAAATCAAGTCGCGGTTCTCGTAGTGAAGCAAACGATGTCTCGTCTCTAGATATGCAATACGCTAACGAGATACAGAAATTGGAATTACAGCATCAACAACGTATAGCCAAGATTAACGGAATGGATATTTCCGAGAAAGATGCTAAAGAGCGTAATTTTAGTAGCGCGTTAGAATTAAGAAAACATTACCTAGCACTAGAGGCCCAAGCATACGATCAGGCTTTAGAGAAACAGAAAGCGAAAGAGATTAAAGAAGATAATGACAGAGCTAATAAAGTAAGGTCATTTTTTAATGATATTCGAGGTTCTGGAAATGATCCGTATGTGCAAAACGATATTACACGCGAAGATCAACTGGTTAAAGCAAAAGAGCTTTACGACCAACAGTTGCTAAACGTACAGCAATTTGAGGAGGCTAAGGCGCTTATTGAGGATCAGTATCGCAAGCGCAAAGAGGATTTGGACTTACAAGCGGCAACTGCCCAACTACACACAGCGGCTACGTTATTTGACGGCATAGCGGGGATTATTGAGGCGGCAGGAGCAAAAAATAGCGCGGCATACCGTACTATTTTTGCTATCTCAAAATCGTTTCAGATTGCCGAATCTATGCTTAACCTACATGCGGCCGTGATGAAAGCCATGAATGACCCTACCGCAGTTACTCCAGCACAAAAGTTTGCCAATATGGCGGCGGTTGCGTCACAGGGGGCGTCAGTGTTGAGCCAATTAACAAGTGTAACCCTATCAGGTGCACGAGCTAATGGCGGTCCGGTTGGCGGTGGTCGAGCTTATCTTGTTGGTGAGCGTGGACCGGAAATCTTTGTGCCCGGTGCAACCGGTCAAATTACGAGTAACGAAAATCTAAATAAAGCCCTTGGTAGTGGCGGTGGTGGAAACAGCGTTGTGATTAATCAAACAAATAATTTTGATGGCAACGGTGCAGACAATGCGGAGTTAGCCCGCATGGTTGCTGACGCAACCGAAAAGCAGGTTTATAAGGTACTCCGAAACGAATCACGCCCTGGCGGAATGATGGGAGGTCGATAAATGGCAAAAGAACGTTTTAGATGGAAAGCCCTTTGGGGCTTACCAATAGAAACCGAACCAAAGATCAAGGAAATTAAATTTGGCGATGGCTACTCCCAAAGAATACAAGACGGCTTAAATCACATTGTCTCTAAAGCTACCCTTACAGTGCGTCTAAACAAACGAGACAAAGCGGCTATTGATGAGCTTGAGAGCTTTTTACTGCGCCACGGTGGCTATAAGTCGTTTGAGTGGATACAACCTGGTAAAACAACACCAATCTTAGTTATTTGCCGCAAATGGACTAGCACAGATAACGGCGTGTATATTGATTACGAGCTACCTTTTGAGCAAGTTTTTAACTAAATTATGCTGTGCGTGCGTGACTAATTAACTATTGCTAATATAATATAACTACCAATTTAATTCTTCGGAGTCCTTATGGCAAAGTTATTATATATTGTAATGTCATTATTTTTGTTTGGTTGCTCAAGTAGTCCAATCACCGAAAAAGATGGGGCGCCAGTCCCGGAAAGCTTAATTATCAACAAAGATATTGTTGTTAATAATAGCGGTATGGTACCCGTTACCTTTTTAAGGGATACTGGCCCAGGGTCGGCTTGTAGTCATACGGTTTATGTGGACGGCAAAAAGGCTTTTAACATTAAAGATGGGCAATATATAAGGATATATCTACAAAACGGCGACCATTATTTTAGATTGACTAGCGGACATGGCTTATGCCCAAATGTTGATATATCTCAACAAACAATAATTTCCAATTCTGAGCAAAAATTCAGAATTATGTATCAATCTAATAGCGGGACTATAAATTTAATAAGATTTCAATGAGTTATCTTGATATGTTGGCTAAGCCGCGCTGATTGTAAAATTGGTGCGGTTTTTTATTGGAGCAAATATGCCTAAACCACTACCAGCAGAAATGCGATCAGATCTATTTAAACTTGAGCAAGGTGCGCTGATCGAATTATGGGAAATTGACTTGCGTCATATCTCTAGCAATGCCGATCCTGATGTTAAAAGCGAGATCTACCGTTTTCATAATGGCGTAAGCCAAACCAAGGAGAATATTTGGTGGCAAGGTAAAGAGTACCAAGCCTACCCAATAAAAGCGGACGGTTTTGAGATTAGCGGACAAGGGCCAAGCAATAGACCGACATTAACCGTTTCCAATCTTTACGGGTTGGTGACGGGGATTGTTGCGCACTTTGGGCAAGGAGTGGGGGCTAAAGTCACTCGGCGTCTTGTGTATGCTGAGCATTTAGACGCTAAAAACTTTCCGGGCGGCGTTAACCCTAATGCCGACCCAAATCAAGAGGTGCACAGTTACTATATCATTGAGCAGTTAAAATCGCTTGACGATCAACAGGCAACTTTTGAGCTTGCGTCCCCGGCTGAGACGGATAATGCAAAAATCCCGTTACTGATGATTACATCAGATACTTGTATTTGGCAATATCGTTCCGCGCAATGCGGTTATGCCGGCGGTGCGGTGGCAGATGAGTTTGATAAGCCAACAACCGACCTTAAAAAGGATAAATGCTCACACTGCATAAGCGGTTGTAAATTACGCTTTGGTGACAATGCGATTTTGCCTTTTGGTGGATTCCCAAGCACGACACAATACGGCAATTAATATGATTAATGACAAATTAAAACAAGAGATATTGGCACATGCCAAGCAATCAGAACCGCAGGAATCTTGCGGTTTTGTTGTTTTTGACGGGGAGCAAAATATCTACATCCCGTGCGTAAACGTATCGCCCGACCCAATCAATTATTTTGAGATTGCGTCGGAAGAATTTATCGGCGTTGAGGAAATTGGCAAGATTATTGCGTTAGTGCACTCACACCCTAGTTTTGGTGATGAGCGTGGATTGTCTTATTTATCCACGGCAGACAGAGAGTGCCAAACGCGGTTAGATTTGGATTTTTGGCTCATAGTTGATGGTGATATTAAGTGTTTTCGTAATATACCGCCATTGATCGGACGGCAATTTGAGAACAACAAGCAAGACTGCCGAAATATCGTATTAGATAGCTATATGTTGTCAGGTATTGATTTAGATGATAAGTCAGTATATCCGTTTGACTGGTTTAAATCCTCTAATCTGTATGAGGAGGGATTGCAACGATGCGGATTTTATAAGCTCATGCAAGAGGATGATGTACAGCTTGGCGACATTATCCTAATCCAAGTCGGTGCCGATGTGGCTAATCATGCCGGGGTTTATTTGGGTAACCAAATGATGATACACCACAGCGAGGACAGGCTGTCTGCGCGCGTACCGTATAACGGATTTTGGCTCAAGCACACTCACTCAATATGGAGATTTAAAGATTGGTACAAGTTAAATTTTACGGCGATCTTAAACGATTTGCAGATAGCCCAATAGAGCTAGAGGTTAGCAATTTTAAAGAGCTCATGAGTGGGCTGTTTACGCAGATTAAAGGGCTTAGACAGCACATCCGCAAAGGTTATTACAAAATCCGCGTCGGCAGTAAGTATCTATCTGAGGAGCAACTCAAGACAACACCAATTATTGACCTTAAAGATGGCTGTACAGTGCATTTAACACCTGTAGTTGCCGGAGCGGGTAAAAACGGTGGGGTATTTCAAATTGTCGCAGGGATTGTGATTATTGCGGCCAGTATCATCAGTTATCAATGGCACGGGGTAGGTTATGGGTCAGCGTTAATGTTTGGCGTTACTGGTGCTGCCATGGCTTTAGGTGGAGTTATGACAATGCTTGCCAAAGTGCCTAGCATGGGTGATTACGGCAAAGAGGGCGAAAAAAAACAAAGCACCTCGTTTAGCAATATCAAAAACTTAACCCCGCAAGGCAGACCAATCCCTTTGCTTTACGGCAAAATGCTAACAAGTCTTGTGCTTATATCACAAGGGGTTGAGACATTTGACGATATGCCAACAAAGTAAAAAATAGATTTCATTTAGACCACGCTTTATGCGTGGTTTTTTATTTTTAAGGATTAAAGATGGGTGGTAGTTCAAAAGGTGGCGGCGGACATACTCCGCACGAGGCGCCAGACTCTTTACGCTCGGCGCAAAAGCTACGCGCAATCGGTTTAATTTCGCTCGGACCAATTAAAGGGCCAGCGAACAAATGGAAAGACACGTATTTTGACAATACACCGATCCAAAATGCTAATGGTGTAGATGATAATGATGCCGCTAGTTTTAACTTTAAAAACACAGAGATCCAATACAATCTAGGCTATCAAGACCAAAAGCCATTAGAGGGATTTGAAGCATCTGAGCGAGAGGTATCGGTTGGAGCAGAGGTAAAACAGCAACATCCTATTACGAGATCGGTTATAGATCCAGATGTAACACGCTTACGTCTAACGATCGGTGTAAACGCATTGATCTCACAAAACGATCAAGGGGACACACACGGCACGTCTGTTGATTTCCAGGTTTTGGTTAACAACACACCGCGCGGAACATATCAGATCGAGGGTAAATCGTCATCCCGATTTTACCGCAGTTACATCATAGATGATTTACCGCCAAGACCATTTACGGTTACCGTCAAACGCGTGACTGCGGATAGCAAATCTCAACGCTTACAAAATGGCACGCATTGGGTAAGTTACACAGAGATTATCGACACCAAATTAAGCTATCCAAATATGGCTATTGTCGGCATTAAGACCGATAGCCGATACAACCCAAATTTTCCCAACATCAACTTTTTGCTGTATGGGCGTATTATCAAAATCCCGACAACTTACGACCCGGAAGCGCGCACGTACGCACCGGGATTGTGGCGCGGTGATTTTAAAATGGGGTGGACCAATAACCCTGCATGGATTTTTTACGACCTTATAACAGATAAATTAGCGGGCTTGGGTGAGCGCATTGGCGATTTTGGCATTGATAAATTTATGCTGTATGAGATTGCCAAATATTGTGATGAGCTTGTAGATGACGGCTACGGCGGTAAAGAGCCGCGCATGGTATCTAACTTATGGATTACCGAGCAAAGAGACGCTTATAACGTCATCTCTGATATGGCGTCCGTATTTAGAGCTATTGCAGTTTGGGATGGTACGCAATTTACCGCAATCCAAGATAGACCAACCGACCCGGTGTGCTTATACAGTCAATCAAACGTAGTTGACGGCAAATTTAGCCGGCAATACACCGCAGGTAAGGCGATTTTTACCGCGGTTGAGGTTGAGTATGCGGACGAGCGCAACTTATATCAAAAAGCGATTGAGTACGTTGCTGATGATAACATGATTACCCGTTACGGCTACAATGTCAAAAAAATGACGGCGTTTGGCTGCACAAGCCGAGGACAAGCGCACAGATACGGGAAATGGGTATTGGAGACATCGCGCCTTGAGCAATGCACGATTACATTTACCGTTGGCCGCCAAGGTTTGATGCACTTGCCTGGTGACATTATCGAGGTCGCAGATAACAACTATGCCGGCAAAGTTTTAGGCGGGCGAGTTGTTGCAATCAGTGGTAAAAAGGTCACGTTAGATCAGCCTGTAGAGATTAAGGGAGAGAGCTATCTAAACTACATCACTACCGATGGTTTGACAAAAATCAAAATTAAGTCGGTCGATAAATCTAATCCGGCAATCATTGAGCTTGATAGTACGCCGCAAGGATTGAGTATTTTTGATAACTGGGTACTTAAATCAGGCGTAGTGTCAACGCAACTCTACCGCGCATTAGGCATAACCGAAAATGACGACGGAAGCTATACCATTACCGCATTACAACATGAGCCACAAAAAGAAGCTATTGTTGATGGTAGCGCTAGCTTTATGCCGTCCGTTACTACATCTCATGGCGCAGGTGTTAACAAGCCCGCCAATGCGGATGTTAGCTTTGGTGATGGTGGCGTTAAATTAACGTGGACCACGCCAACAAATCAAGGAGCCGTTAAGTATGACGTTAAGTTATACCGTAACGGCAATCTATACAGCACTCACTTAGACTTAGACAGTCCGGAGATTAGTTTCGATAATCTCCCGAACGGAAGCTATACGGTAGAGATACGCAGCAAAAACAGCTCGGGTCAATTATCCGATCCAGTAACGCGTACATTTGAGATTAATCTCAATATCCCTCGATTTGTAACTAAATCGCTATTATTTGCGATCGAGCTTGATTGGGATTTGCCAAAGACAGCAACTGTTGGTAACTATACCGAGGTTTGGCGCAGTGCAACTAATGATATTAGCAAAGCGGTTAAAGTGGCAACCTTGCCATACCCACAAAATAACTATGTTATGAGTGGCGTGCCGTTGAGCGCGGAATATTATTTTTGGTTGCGTTGCGGCGATAAAAACGACAACAAAGGGGAGTTTACTGCGGCCGTATTTGGTGAGGCAGATCATAATCCTGATAACTTGTTAAATGCGTTAGAAGGTAAAATCACTAAGTCACAACTTGGTCAAGAGCTTATTAACTCAATTAAAGCCGATATTAATAATGCTGTTGGTGAAGAAGCTAAAACAAGACAAACCGCTGTCGCAGGTGCATTAGCTCAAATAGCTGCACAAGCTCAATCATCAGGAACCGCAATTAAAAATCTTGAAAAAGCAGACCAAGCACAAGCTGAAACCATCAAAACTGTAACAGCGAAGGCCGAATCAGCTTTATCAGGCATTACTGCAGTAAGACAAGCGCAAACTCAAAGTGATAAGGCAAACGCACAACAAATTAACGCCTTAACCGCTAAAGTTGGAAATGCAGAATCAACAGTATCACAGGTGAGTAGTGCTGTAGCAGGACTTAATGGCAAAGTTAGCTCGATGCACACAATTAAAACACAAGCTATTGCTGGTGGACGGACTGCTGTTGCAGGTATCGCACTTGGTGCAAATCAAGAAGAAAGCTCGGTCATTGTTATGGCTGATAAATTCGGAATTGTGGCAAATGCGAATGATGGTAATGTAAAACCAGTGTTTTCTGTTGCAAATGGGCAAGTCGGTATTCGTGGTGATTTGGTTGTGGCCGGGTCTGTGACGAGAGATAAGTTATCATCTGGTGGCGGTGGGAATCTCTTAATGAACCCGCTATTTGATAATGACGCCTACGGATGGCGTGACGCCGGTGTAAAAGGCGGCGATTGGTCAAATTGCCCAAACGTTAATGTTGTACAACGCAGTAGAAATGATGCGAATAGATATCATCCGAATGGATTACAAAATGAGAGATGGAGAATTTTAACGTTTAGCGGAACGGAGACTCAATTCAATACACTCGCCGATAGAATGCCTTGGGTTGATGTGATCCGTTGCATGGTAAGTGTAGTAAAAGATAAATGGTACATCTTTTCAAGCTATGTGGGCTGTAATTTCTGTGGCGGGCAATTACTCGTGGAGAAATATTCGGCCAACGAAAAATCTTATCTAGGGCTTATTGGTAGCGCTAATGTAAGTTCTGGAAATGTGACAAACCCATTCCCGCAGTTTTTAGATGCACCAAGTGGATATTTTGAGCATGGTGTTGCGCAAAATACTCCTCGGGCATTCGTTAAGTTTCAGGCGCCAGAAACAGGAAAGGTGTTGTTGATATTTAGAATTAACAGATTTGTTAAAAATATAAAATATGCCGATGTTTATATGGCACGCCCAATGCTTGAAGAATGTCTTGCTACAAGCACTCAGCCTAGCCCATGGCAAAATGCAGGAGTAACCGAAGTGCATGGTGGAAGCATTATTGCTAACACAATCCGTGGCGACCACATTCAGGCCAATCAGGAAATTAGATCGCCTAGAATAACTGGTGGGGTCATTACTGGTAATACCGTCAACGGTGCAACAGTAAATGGCGGAACAGTTAATGGTGCAGTGGTAAACGGTGGCACAGTAAAGGGTGCAATTGTTGAAGGTGGCGTAATCAGAGCTGCAAGGCTCGAAGGCGTAACTGGTAAATTTACTGGCACGCTTGAGGTTAATCAGTTGGTCGGTGGGAATTTGTGTGAGGTGTTTGTAGCAAATATTAATATGAGAACATTAGGTTCGAAAAGTGATGAGGTCACTTTCTATACCGCTACAATTCAGATCAACCCATCACCAGTTAAACGCATTGTGTTTATCGTTAATTCTGACGTTAGCTTTGTTGTCAATGCTAACGAACGAAAAGAATACTATTATTCAAAAACATCTAGAGGAAACCACCCACCAGAGGTTTTTAACATTGGCGGCAGCAATCCAAAAATCTGCGTTACAGCTTACGCTGTATCAGATTCAAGAACAATCTATCAATAGGTAGATAATTTAAAAAATGACCGCACTTTTATGTGCGGTTCTTTATTGGAGTAAAAAAAATGAAATACATTACAAAACAAATCGAAGATATTCGTACTGGTGCAATGTCAGAACATCATGCAGTCACAGGCTTGCAAGTTGACTATGTCAATAATAGTACATTTGTCACTATTGCATCGTATGTATCAAAAGCTAAAAAGGACGAAGGTAAAGAATCCTTATCTGTAAATACTTTCACCATCCAAGCTGTGCCAGGGTGGGAAAAAATCCCTTATGAATGGGCTTTAGGTGAGTTAGTTAAGGCACAACCCGAAGATTTTAGTCCTGAAACATATATAGGCTATGTAAACCCATATATGTTTGCTGGTGGGAAAGTAGAGTAGTAAAAAGCAAAACTGGAAAGCGGTGAAATCGATCCAAGTACGGCAAAAGATTTTGTAATCCCGGCATACCCTCAGGTCTAGTAAAAAGTGCGGTTATTATGGCCGCACTTAACCCTGTAACAATCATCCATTTATGTTATAAATATGTTCCGAAATAATTTTAAATATCTTTGATTTTAAAAGAGAAAAAAGAACAATAATCTTGACTTTTTCGGAACGAAAAAATAAGACAAATCCTTTTGCGAGGTTTGCTTATTATTTTTTATAACAAATTCTTATAACTACATCTAAATCGGTGTATAATCTCGTCAGTTTTTTAAGGACAAAATTATGAGCC